ATGACATCTTCATATTCTTCATCTTTGTCGGGAAGCTTGAAATACTTATTACAGAATGTTTTGTAAGCTAAATACTTGAGTAAAAGTTTGAGAGGATTTTTCTTATTAATGATATCTGGCGTAATATATTCTGCATCTTGTGATGTTATTTGATAACCGTTAAATTCTGCAGCAATTCTACTACGCACAAAATCATTCTTATTATTACCTGTATAATTAGGTACAACAACTTTAACAGGTGCTGAAATAACTTGTTGAGGAATAGATCCTTTTGTTACGACTTGTTTGCGGTTGTTTTTATGAAAGACTCTCATTGTCATATCTTATTAATCATAAATTCATTTTTTATTCCATACATATTTTATTTTTTTCTTATCTGCTTCATTTAATAATTTTTTATATGTAGGATTTTCTTTCATCATTTTATCTTTCCATGCATATATATCTTCTTTAACATATCCAAAGAAGAACTTCGTGAATTTAATCATTTCTTTTTTGAGCTCTTCTTCATCAATAAATAATGATGAATAATAATAAAATCTTAGTATATCATTAGGAGTAATTAAAGGATAAGATATGTCTTCTCTTACTAAAGGATCTGAAACAATGCAAGTCATAAATGGCCAATATTTTTCGTGCGGGAAATTTTCTTCGAATACTTTAAATAATTTTTTATAGACAGGCATATTATGTACATGTTCACCAAAATTATTATCATTGATTGGTTTGAACTCTTTAAATCTATTTTTCCATTTTTCTTGTGCTAACATTGCGCCTTTTATTTTATAATACTTAACAAAATCTCCGGATTTTTCTTCATAATTCCTGTATACTTTATAAATGTCGTAACCATATGGTGGTGCACAAATCGGCACATTATTTCTAAATTCAATGATATTATCAAATACAGGTTTTTCTGGAACCATATTCTCGAATACTAATTTAATGAATTCTTTAAATGTACAATCCATTTCTAATACTAAATATAGGTCAAATACAAATGTTACAGGATGATATATGTTTGGTAATTCTGAATGATATTTATAGTCATTGAGCAATTTTTCATTATTTTGGTCCTCATATAAATCAAAAATTTCTTCTGCAAAAGATATATCTTTTAAAAGGTCTCGGAGAAACATATTATTATGTTATTCTAAATGAATTATATAATAAACACGATGGATGCAACAGATATTAAATTAATAGTTTTCTCATTTATATTCTTTTTAGTTATTAATTACGTAATTGGTAGATCAGATGAAAAAAAAATTATTATTTCTGATGATCCTTATAATGCGCAGATAAGATATGATTTATATATGCGACATAAGTTCAAAACAAATTTCTTGAGAGCGATTATATTTGCATTAGGTGTTTTTGCTTTCTTGCATGTTGTAAAATATAAAGGTTCTCCTCAATTGAATAGACCAGATGTTAAGTCTATGTTTGTTGCGATTCCTTTTTAGTTTCTCTTTCAGCTTTAGCTTTTTCTATTTTATTAATTAATGATTTATCTACTCCTACTTTCTTAGCAAATTCTGGATTGATAATATCTGCATTATCTAGTTTTATTTCTGTTTCTACTAAGTCTTTTAATATTTTCTTTTCTTCTGTTTTTGAGCTTTGCATCATATCTATTGTATAGGATGGATCAAGACGTTCAAATTCTTCTTCAAGTTCCTTATCAGTTAATGTTCTTTTGTCAGGTTCTGGTACTTCTACACCATTTTCAGTTTCTGATCTATGACGTTTTGCGCCAGCATCTTTCATAGTTTTTTCAATTAATGCTTGTTTTCTTCCTTGTACATATTCATTCATACGTTTTTTGTTCCATATATGTGCATGCATTATCTTATTCATTCTTTCATCTCTACTCTTTGAATCTTTACATAATTCTTCTGGTGGATTGAATGGTACCCAGAAACCTGTTTGTTGTACGAAGATACTATGGAAGTTGTTGTTTTTTGCGATTTTAGAAGCTCTTTTATTTGCCGCTTCTTCTGAAGGATAACAACCATATAATTTATATTGTCTCATCATATCATAGGTTGTACCATATTTCTTTTCAAATGATTGTTTTAATGATTTATAATTGAGAATTTTAAATTCTTTGTATCTATCATAATAGAATCTATAATCTTTCTTTTTAATTACATGTTTAAGGATTTTATCACCAAATTGCTTATGGAATTCTAAAGTATCATGTACTTCTTTGAGTTGTGCAAAACATGGATCAGGTTCTACAAATGATACAACTGCCCATGCTTGTGATTTAGGTACATCATGGTCTTCATCTAATAAATCTACATCAATGAAAGTATCTTTATGTTCTTGATAATATAATTCAGGATCTAAAATTTGACGAGACGCAGACATAATATTTATAGTTATAATACAAGGCGATAAGTTTAAAACAATGAATAATTAACAAAAATAAAAATTGATTTACTAATCGAGCTAAGTACGGATAAAGGTCTTGTAAGCTTCGGTTTATAAGATTTTTGTCCATTTTTTTTATGATAGGAAAAGACGAGCTTTATTAGTATTCATTGTAGAACTTATTTCTTCTTTCATAATATCTAAAACTTCTTGTTCTATTTTGCTTCTACTTTGTTTATAAATGATTTCTTTTTCTTCATCTTTCTTTTCTTCTTCATACATTCTTCTTGGTGCATTGATAGTAATATCATCAAATTTTGGTCTACGTGCATAAATATTAAAATCTAAATCAACATTACCAATAGGATTAATTTCTTTTAAACCTGGAATATAACGATCAGTATTTTTTTTCTTTTCTAAATTTTCCATCTTTTCTGGATTGAAATGTACCCAGCTGGCCTTTTCTTGGTATCTATCTTCTGGCATAATTAAATTGGTTTGTTCTCTAGTATGTCTTTGATTTCTCTTAATTAATTCTTCAATAGTATGATTTTTAATATTAAGAGTATATGGTGCTGTTGTTTCGTAATAAATTTTAGGGATTTTAGGATCACCTCTTTTTACTGGGTTTTCTGGATCATTATATGTTTGAGCATCTATTTCTTTTAACAAATTTTTACAGATTTGTGTACCTGAATCATTTATACGATGCATCTTTATATATAGGGCAATTAAAAAAAACTTATTTAATAATCATATTAATTAAACTTATATGTGGGAATGTATTGATATTTTAGTTTTTCACATAGTTTTTCCCATATTTTATCATGACGTCGTATATTTTCTTGACTGCTGGATAATTTCCAATATTTAAGATATTCGTCATATTCTAATAGCTCGAGTATTTTGCGGATACAATATGGATATGGCATAAATGATATTTGTTCTCGTGGTTTATGTTCTAACCAAACTGATTCTATTTCTCTAAACATTAATTGCATGCGTTCAAGATCATCATGTTTAATACTTGGCGGAACAAGATTATTTAGTTTATTAAGTATATATATTTTGTCATAGTAATATTCAGGATGTCCTATCTTCTTAAGGAACTTATCTATTTGTGATGGTGTTAAATCTTTGTAATTTGTTATACCATCTTTTCTGATTGCATCCTTAAGTAATGTAAAGACTTCATCAGAAATTAAAGGTATTTTTCTTGCACGAAAACGATCCATATATTCATTATAATATATAATTTTTTGATAACTATTATTTCTAACAGTATTTGTTATTTCAGATATTCTGTTTGATACATTTTCATCATAATATTCGTCGGTGTTTAAGCATACCTGACACATATATGTACCAGGTGAAACACTTCCTAACTTAACTGAACCACAATGTGAACATTTTTTTCTTTTTGGTTTATATGTTTTGACATATGATGCTAAATCTACACATTTATGAAATTCATCAATAACATCTTTTTTATTTTGAGCCGTCTCATAGTAAAATAATATTTCATATATCTGTATGATATATTCATGTTCAATCGGTAACAATCCAAAATTCAAATAATTAATAATATTTTCTGTTGTATCTAATTGATCTCGTATTTGTTCTATTTGTCGCCGGAGCTTTAATATTCTCTCAGAATCAGCATTAATTAAATCATACTCTTTAACTAGTTTATTTAATTCAATTACTAACTTATCACGTTTTTTATTTATTGATGTATATAATGTTTTTTTTGATCGTATAAATTTTTCTATGGTTTTTCTATTTTTCTCTTCTAGTATATGATACTCAACCATTATAAAATTAAATATAATCAAAACATTAATAACAATGGAAAATGGTAAAATATTAAGAGAAATAGCAAAAGAATTCTACAAAGATATTAAAATTGGTACAAATATTGTTGATCTGGCAGACAAATACGAACAAAGAATAATTGATAAAGGAAAAAAGCCTTTATTTCCGGTATCTATTGAGATCAATAATATCATTAATAATTATAGTCCAATGGAAAAATATTACATTGGTAGCAATGATTTAGTTTCGTATACTCTTGGATTATCTGGACTTGATAATAAAGAATATGTTAAATGTTCTTATTCGAGAAGTATGTCAGGATTACACGATGATATAATTGAGGTATGTAAAGAAGCATGTAATGCTGGATTACGTAATTGTGGACCAGATGCCAGACTATATGATATACGATATTATATTGATGAAATATTACAATCAATTACTACGGTAACAAATGTTTGCGGTCATAGTCTTAATGATACCAGAAGATTAATACCAAATAAAAAAGAGATTAATCCTAATTTAATTAAAGGGATGTATAATTTGAAGAGTAAATTAGAAGTAGATGAAAATGTCGTAATTGATGTATATGGTACAGATGCCGCACATGATTTAGAATGTAAAATATATCCTTATTATTCTATGTATTATCGTACATATTCTAAATATCCTCTTAAATTAAGGTCAGAAAGAAGCTTATTAACATTTATTGAAAAAAATTATGAGAGAAATATCTTTTCTTTGAGAAGACTTAGAGATACATTTGAGAAAGCTACTGGTCAGACATTAAGAAAAAAAACGTTAGAATCTTTGCGTTCTAATGGATTGATTTCTGGTGTTACAACAGGATTCTTGCCTACTGATAAGAATGATGAAGGAAAACCATTATTATATAATGTTGCACATATTGCACATACTGTTAAAATAACAGAAAAAGGATCATTAATATTATGTTAGTATTATTTCAGTTTCACACTTACTGAAGGTCCTTTTTTCTTTGATTTTAAAGCATTTTCAAATAGATGTCTGATCCATTCTCTATTAAATCTTCTCTTACATATTTGCCAGATTTCTGGATTTCCTATACGATATTTAGGAAGATATTTAGGATCTGGTGTTCTTAAGTAGAATATAGATTTCTCAATAGAATCACCAGCATCCATTGCTTTATTATCAATTACCATTGCTCCCCAATTTTCAGTACATTTATTAAGTATCTCATTAAAATCATCATAATCACCTAATGTAGTATTCCAGTAATTTTCAAATAATTTTTTTCTTTCTTTTTCGAGATTTGTTCTTTTAATGATTACATAATCTATTGCATTACGAAATTCTGATGGAATAGATAATGGTTGTTGAGCAGATAAAATCAAAGTAATAAAATAATGTCTTGCTTGATACATCATTGTTCTTATGAACGGATCTTTTGCCCATTTAACAGAACGGCCGAAACAATCATCCATTACTATTAATGCTTCTAATATTTTATTAACATATTTAGGATTATTTGCTTCTTTTTGCAATCGTAATTCAATTTGATGTTTTAGAAACTGATTCATTTTTTCTGAAACAAATGATTGAAATATAAGAGCATCAGGAAATATTCCATCATACTCATGATTCATGTCGGCAGTTTCACTTATAAGCATACCAATTCTAAATTTTTTGTGCATGGCATATAATATCCATCGCAACATAGAAGATTTACCAGTCCCACTCTTACCAAAAATAACTATCTTACTATTGATTTTAAAGTTTTTAAGATTAAACTTCTTCAATGCTAAATCTCTCATCTTAATTATTAAGTATATCTATGTAAAATATTATTTTTTACCTAAAAACTTCCGGGACCTAAGGGATCTAAGGATTTTGCGACTATTATTTTTGGTTTTCTGTTTTTTCTTTTGATCTTGTTCTTGTTCTGGTTCTTGTTCTGATTCTTGTTCAGGTTCTTGCTCTTGATCTGGTTCTTGTTCTTGTTCTTGTTCTTGTTCTTGTTCTTGTTCTTGTTCTTGTTCTTGCTCTTGCTCTTGATCTTGTTCTGGTTCTTGTTCTTGTTCTTGGTCTGGTTCTGGTTCGGAAATTTTAGTACTTTCGAGATGACTAATTTGTACACTTTGTTTAATGTTATTTGCTTCTTCTTGCATACCTAATGATTCAAAGATTTCTAACATTTTGATTTTGTCTATTGGTATATGTTTATTACCAACTACAATTTCTGTTGTATCGATGACACCTTTATCAATAAAATTAAGCATCATACATCTTTTGATACCACGTTTTGTTGCCTTTCTGATTATACTGGATACTTTTGCTTTCTTAGCATAGATCTCATATTCACTACAACAATTATAATTATCAAAAAGATATATGTGCGCATATAATACTCTTGCTACCTCAATAAATACACAAACAAATAAATCAACCTCATTCACCTTAGTTACATTAGTTACCATTTGATCTGTTGTATTCATTTTGATATAATTAATGTTGATTGCTTTAATAAGTCTTTTTAATTCTTCTTGATCTTTTATATCATCAAGAACTGATGAATATACTTTTTCTTTATTGAGTTTTACTTCTGTTACTTTTTCAGTAATTAATTCTCTGAATTTATTAACATCATTTTTGTTACCTTTTTCTTCTAGTTCTTCGTAATATTTATTAAATATCTTAACCATCAAAGGAAAATAAAAATCAATCAAAGCATCACGAAATACTTTATGATAATATTCTCTATGAAACGTAAAGCTCATATCAATAATATAATTAAAAAAAATAATATTAATTTATGGAATATACTGTTTACGTTCTGCTTTGATTAATTCTGAACTACGTCTTTTCGCATATGACTTTTTAATTATTTCCTTGCGAATGAATGTTCTAATTTTGATACATGGTGTATCTAAGATATCAAATAATTCAGGATCAGGATGTGATCCCTTAAGATGTTCCCAGATGACGACGAAAGTTTTGTAATATCCCATTTCCATTGCCTTTCTTAAGGCATAATTGAATCCTGAAGTAGCTTTTACTCTATTGTCAGATAAAAGTAGTTTAACTACTGTAGCATGATTATTATTTGTTGCCCAATGAAGTGCACAATCATCACATGCTGCTGGATTTACTTTTGGATTAGTCATAAGAGTTTTGACTATTGTTTCCCGTCCATATCCTGCTGCTAAAATTAATAATCTATCATAGTCTGGTTTACTTTCTATGACGCGCTTGTTTTTAAAAAGAATATTAAATATCAACCAATAACCATTTTTACAAGCAATATAAATTGCAGCATTTTCTTGATATGTTGGATCAATACCTATCATTAATAAACTTTTTACTGATTTAATACAATTTTTTTTGGTTGCTATTATTAATGATGTTTTTTCATAGTTTCTAATATATTCATGAAATGTTCTATGATTATCACTACATGTCAATGACATAGAATTTCTTGTAGTTCTATCACAATAGCTAAGAATAAGTATCATTGCATCGGTGCAAAGATTATCCATTGTAAGAAATAAAAGGTATACATTCAGTACATATCTTTTCAATTTTTATACACATTTATAAGTGGAATAATATCTGTTGGTTTAGGGCGGATGCGTTTATCAAATGCTAATATTTTAATTAATTCTATGTTCTTATTTTCACAAGCAATAGAGAACACGTGACTATTATATATAGTTGGATCTATTCTCGAATCATTAAGAAGAATCTTCATCATTGGAATATCATGATTATTACATGCCAATAATATGCTGATACTATCATCTTCAGTTATCATTACTCGCTTGTCTTTCAATAATTTTTTTGTTGCTTCTATATATCCATTAATTACTGCTTTTCTGAAGACATTTGGAATTTTTGAGGGATCAAAATACTTATCAAAAATAAAATTTAGTTCTTTTGATACTAAAGACAAGTTATAAGCAGTTTTATTATCACAAAATGATAATACGTTACTAAATATATCTTCTGTGAGAGACATTTTCAATGTAATTGAAAAATGTAAAATGAAAAATGTCAATTTTTAATAGGGTCGGGTGATGGATAATCTTGCATTAATGCGATCCATGAAATCATTATTAGCTGAGAATCTTGGTGGACCTTTCACATAGTTCATAGATTTTTCATGTGAAAAGACCGGTACTTGTGAATAATCTTTCTCTAATAGATTTTGTCTATTATTATATCTTGTAGAAACTGTACCGACACCACGATGATTAAGTCTTGTGTCCATATTTCTTCTATAGACAGCTTGTTCTGTTAATGATCTTTGAGTAGGCGGTCTATATCCTGGTGGTGCAGGTCCTCTAACTGTATCATTAATAGATGTTATAAATCCGCGATTTTTACGTAATCCGGCAGGATTTGATTTATATGGATTACGAACATTATATTTTTCATAATTTCTATTCATTCTATTTACTTCAATAGGTGTAATGATATTATGTCTGTCTCTCATATTAGAAGTTCTGGTATCCATTCTAACCATTGGATGATGAAGTGTATCAGCAGTATTAATTCTATCCTGTTTTACTTTATGTGTATCTTGATTATCTCTAGGTTTTGGAAGATTTGTATATGTTAAACTTATTGGTGGTGGATTCTTTCTATTTCTTGGTGCAGCGGAATTATTTCTAAATTCAGGATCTTTAAGACCAGTTTTTTGTTCTCTAGTTTTAGGATATATTCTCTTGTCTCTTTTAGGTCTTGGTATATTCGATGCTTGTAAAGATGCTGGTATTTGTGGTGCTACATCTATTTTAATGTCTCCACGAACATATCTATCTCTGATTCTTGAATTATATTTATTAATAGTGTCATTCTGATTAAATGGTAAACCTTTTGTGCGAAAAATAAAATCGTCATCCGGAATAGGATGATAATATGATTTAACTGATCTACCTCTAATAGATCTTATCTTCCATTCTGGTAATCCTCCATTTGTTGGTATATCATGAAATGGACGAAGCATATTTATATTATAGCTTATTAATTATTGAATATTAATTATTATTAATAAGATGTCTATTAGTTCTTATTTTGATAGATATTCCAAGTGCACATGCTAGTACAGAGGTATCTACATCATTTATAAGGAAATTCTGAATATCTAATAATGTCATTTTTTTCTTAGTAACAAGATATCTCGCATATAATTGATATAATATTGGTAAATATGCTTTATTTTTGCATTTGTTTCTATTAGGTCCAGTGAAAAAGTAAGAAGTAAATAAGTTCTTTATATTTTTTGCTAATGTGTGTACTTTAGATACAGTGTGCTTCATACATGATTCCCAAAATGGGTATTCTCTAATAAATTTATCTTTGTTTTTGAGATTCATTAAAGAAATGTATTGGATATTATTCACATTCTTAATCATTGCATATAGATCCTTGTAGTATTGGGAATGCACTATATACAATTTATTATCTGGCGATTTGATGAGTGCACCACATTTTGCACCATTTAATAAATTCTTAATATCTTCTAATGTACCTTCTGTTAGACCTGCTGATACAAATTGTTCTTTATCTGAACTACCTAAATATACGCATATAGGCTTGTCGCCATATGGTACGACATTAATACAATCAGGTAAATAGAAGCTAAAGAAATGTGTTAAGTTTTTATCAAATACTGAGCAATCAACAGTAAATTTATTAAACATCTGTAATATGGTTTGTTTTGGTGCTATTTTGCCAGTGATTGTTCTATTCGTAGTATAACAATATGTATTGCCAGCATCTAATGTACTTGATGTGGCATATTTCCATTCTATTCCATTATGAAACATACGAATAGTTATACCATTAAATAAACTACAATAAGAATATTTTTCAGCTTTTGGTAATTCATCGACTGATGATAATACTTTAGTTTGATCTATATCTTTTGATAGTAATCGTATTTTTTCGCCTTTTGGTTTGCTCATATCAAAACTGTATATGTCTCTACCAAATTTATTATGATGTGGAACAACCATAAACATATTTTCGCTTTCTTTTTGCCAAACTACTTTATGTGTCATATTCACTACTTGCCCTAATAAATATCTTGGATCGCCACTTTGTTCTTCATTAATATATGCATCAAGTGTTCTTTCAAATAATTCCTGCATCTTTTTTCTATATTTTATGATATAGATGGAAAACGTTATATCATATCAAACTAGAACATGGACTCGTCTAAATGATGAGGATCGTATCTTACAAATTAGATTACTTCTTAATAATCCAAAAGACACTTTCTTGCCTATTGCGATTAATGAATTATTCATATGGACACAAGAAATGTTATTTAATGAGCTTCCATATTATAAGTTTATTAATGGGAAAAAGATGACTGATACTGAAAAAATAGCAGCATTATTTTTAATATCTAAATATGTTATACCTATTATTGATGAAGAACCTTCACCAGATAATAAAGAATACACATTGTCAGGTATGTACACATGCTTCAGAAGAAAAGATAAATTATTTGTTAAAAGATCAGGAAAAGTTCTAATTGCTGGATTTATAGTTCCTTTTCATGAGAATATGAAATATATAAAAGATGCTGCAACCCCTGATACATTATTTTTAGGAATACCTGAACCTGTAAGAATACCTGCAGAATATTATACACAAGTATCCAATATAGATGATGCTTTTGAGATTATTAAATTTGATGATGTGAATAAAGTAAAATATCAAAATATTATTAAAAGAAGAATAGAACATGCAATCGAAAGATCAGCACTAAAATACAAAATTGAGAATGTAAAAGATTATCATTTATTTAAAAAACCAGAATTACATGTCACATTGGTTAATGTATCTGGTCATAAATTAGGACTACGCACAGACATTAATGAGATATTCGATTATGAATTATTTGATCCTGAATATGATGTAAATAGAGTATATACTGCTGATCCTGATGTTAAATTAGCAATTAGTAGATTATTAGATACTGGTGCATTTATTCATAATATTAATGATAAAGATAGAATGATTATCGAAAGTGAATCAACAGCAGCATCATTAATTAATGAATACCATATAAGAAAGTTTTCAGAAAGACCGGACATTCTAGAGAAAATGAAACCTGGTCTGAAAATTATATCTTCTGCTGCTACACTCATCAAATATGGTATAGATTATGGAAGATTAAAGATTGATCCAAATAATTCATATACTAAAGAATATGTTGCTCCAAGTAAATCTTTAAGTATTTTAGAATATTATTCTGATTTTATGGATTATATATGCGATGATTTATTCAAAAAAGAATTAGTTATAGTAAGAAAAATCGTAAGAAGTAAATTAATGAGTATTATTAAATACGCTTATCAATTATCTATAAAAAGACATTCTGCTCAACTTGTCACAAAAGTAACAAATAATGGGAATTTTATTTCTGCAGATAATAAAGATATTTGTGGATTAATACTTAGAATAATTAAAAAATTCCAGATTGCATCTTATCATGTGGATAATATAAAAGAGGTCATTGAAAGACATGTATTACCTATAGAAAAGTATTTAAATACTCTGCCACCATTAAAGGTAACATCTGGACCATACACGATTTATACAAATGAAAGAGAAGAATATATTCCTTCTAATCCCATTGCATACAAAGAAGGACAAAAGAAAATACGAAAAGAAAATATTCAACAATTACATTTAGGTGAAAAATTTCAATCTAAGATAACACAAGACGTAAAAGATAATTTATCAAGTATAATTAATAAGATAATTAATAAGATAAAAGAAAATAGATCTAAGAAACAGCTTCCGCCATTAGATTCAAGATGGTTCGATTATCTTAAAAATATTGGATTTTTGAAGAATAAACACGAAGAAGATAGTGTTGGTTCAGATTATGAAAAAGGAATGGTACTTGAAAAGTACAATAATATTGCTTATTATTTAATAAGAACTGCAGCGGTCGAATTATTATTATCAAAAAAAATGGGAGATCATTTAGATGAATATGTTTATAAGATAGATAGAATATTTAATACAGATGCTGCTAAGGTTAATCTGATTCGTGAAGCATGGTTTACATTAATTGATAAATATATGGAAGATCCAGAAGATTACTTAAAAAGTAAATTAGATTATTTTTCTTGGATGGATATTAGTAGAAAATCTGTTGAATTTACTAAGATGAGAGAACAAGAAATAAGAGAAGCAAGATTATCTGCATATTTAAGTATGACACCAGAAGCAAAATTAGAAAGTAATATTGATAATATGACATATGAAGAAAGAGCAGATTTCCTCGATCAATTAATAAGAGAAAATGAAGAAAGATATGCAGTTGAAGCACAGATTGACATTATGGATGAATAATTATATTATAAACTATCATATACAATTACACCTTTTTCAAGTAATATATCAAAGTCGAGATCTGAATTTCTATATTTTCTGAGATAATATTTTAATGTTTTAAGACTTTCCCAAGGACCTGAATATATTATATATAATAAAGTCAGTAATTTACCTACCAAGAATATTGAAGCAACTACATATTGTTGAAATACAAAGAGGATAACTGTAATAGTAATTAAAAGTGCAAGGGCAATAATGAGTGAAAAATGTATTACAAATGCACTAAATATTTTTGTACTTACTCTAATAGAAATATTTCTTGATTTAAGTGTATCATTATATGCTAAGACAATACGTCGATATCTAATAATACGAGGAATCCATCCACTGGGATCAATATTTCCAAGTTCTTTAGATATACTTATTAATTGAAAATCAGTGGCACTACCTAATAATATTTTGATAGTATCTAATCCTGTACCGGTCGACAAATAATAGGAGATATGAGCAAGTAGATTATATTTAACAAGTATATTCCAGTCTCCTTCAGAAAGAAAATCCTTTTTGATTAATTTCATTATATTTAGTAACAATATTTTTTAATTATTCGATGGATAACAAAAGCAAAAAAAATAAAATACTAGTTTTTATCTTTTTCTTTTTGATCTTGTACTAGTTTTAATAGTGGTTATAGACCTTGTTGTTCTAATCTTACCGCCTCTCATTTTAGTTGTTGTTACTCTAGTCACTTTGACTGTTTTTGATCCCATCTTTTAGATTTTTTTATTTTATATTTTATATTCAATTTTATGCTACACTTGCTAATTGTGCAGCATTTTCATCAGTCATTGAAATTTCATCTGAATCATCATCAATGACTTCTATTTTTTGTTTTCCATTATATGGTTCCTCAGATTCCTCATGCTCTTGATCTTCAAGGTCCTCAGGATCTTGATCTTCAGGATCTTCTGATTCCTCAAGGTCCTCAGATTCCTCAGATTCTTCAGAGTCCTCAGGGTCTATATCTTGCTGGACTTCTTCTATTTCATCAATACTTTTTTCTAATTCGGCTTTATCTTTAACATTAGCATTACTTGATCCGAAAAAGTAATTATATGCTATGATGACTGCAACAATTACTGCTAAAATAATTACTACAGTTAAGATACGTTTTGTTAAAACTGATGATATTATTTCGATCATTATATATAATACTAAGAATTATGTTGTTTATATATTCGATATTTTAGAGTTATAAAAGGTATAAAAAGAATTGTATGATGGGCTAGGAATATTTTTATATCTATTGATATATCTATGGATATCATATGTCCATTTAATTAAATTATTGCGATTTTTAAGTACATCATCTGTTAAAGGATATTTATCTGCTAGTATTTCTTGATAATGCTCCCTACAATTTTCACATGGTAATACAATTGCTAATGTTGAATAAAAAGAGCGAAATCTATCTTTCTCTAATTGAGTAGGTTTATCTGGATATCCGAATGCTGTTGAATGGATAAAAAACCATGCTGGAGGACCCCAAAAGTCAGAAATTAAATTTGGTCTTTTTTTCGCACTCATTAATATACAGGTATTGATATATATTATATGAGTATATTATCAGAAAGATCAAAATTCAAAATCAATGAAAGATCATTTATAGATTTCGATCTGATAGGACCTAAAGATACAACTGATAAGTTGGTCAAATACTATTTCAATAATAATATGAATAAAACATATATTATACTCAATTTTGTTAAAAAAGTGCGTGGCGAATATAAAAAAAGATTTTTCAGAATGATTAATTTAACATTTGGTAAACATGCTGTTAGAATATTAATTAATGGTATTAAAAGAGGTGCGAATGATATATGGATCTGTAAAAGAATAGCAGAACAATATTCAATTGAAGCAACTGATCAAATACGTGCCAATAGAAGAGTTAAGATGCTCGAAAGATATTTAGGTCCAGAAATACTGCAAGATGCAAAGATTATGGATTTAGGTGGTGAAGATGCATTGGCTCATAATATTTTATTTAATAAATATAATGTGAAAGATTATCATGTATTGAATGTAAAAGGAGAATATTATCATCGTCGAAATCTTGAAGAACATTTTGCTGCAAAAAAAGCTAAGTTTATGTGGTATGACGGAAAAAGATTGCCTGATAATTTACCTGTATATGATATTATTATGATGAATAATGTTGTGCACCATATATCGATTCATGATTTAAAAACATTAATTGATAGTATGAAAAAACATGCTAAATATGTTATTATTAAAGATCAAAATATTAAAGATAAGATACTACATGAAATATATGTCATACAACATATGATATATGATACTATTACTACCGGTAAAGTAGCGGCACCATATATTGAACAATATTCTGCGGAATATATCAAAAGTTTATTTTCTCCTGATGACTGGTCATTAATTAAAGAGAATATAGATGAATCATTGAAGAATTATAATATGTCATATGTATTAGTATTACATTCTAAATGAATTTGTCCTAAAAGATAAGATTAACGAAAAAAAATATTTTTATTTATGTTTTTATTTTTATTTTTGTTAAATTCCTTATGCATTGTACAACATAGTTAAGAAACCTGATTCAATATAGAGATAGTTATAGTTAGTTGCAAAGATGTATAATGTTCCTGTGTGTGGTCCGATTCCGTTTCCTCCTGAATTATTGAATGTAAGTACTACATAATTGTTTTCTGATCTGGAAAAGTTAGCTGCTCCAGATGCATCTGATTGTTCAGGATGAAGAGCGAATGAGTATGCATACAAACCTCTTGTTGATGGAATTGAAGTATGATGTTTGTATGGTTGATATCTACAATGATATAGATATCCTCTTGGTTCTAATCTACGCTGTGAACTCAATTTAATTTCAAGTAATTCAATTGGTTCATCAGGAAGATTATCTGGATTTCCGTTATAACGGTCATACCAATCATATCTACGTACATTTGGTGCTACTGCATCGTCTTCTTGTACTGCCAACATAAGATGACATACAGGCATGACGAATGGTAATCTATATGAAACAGTGGTTGAATCAACTGAGATTGGTCCAGGATGTTGTGTTTGTTTAAATACATAGAATGCAGCATCTCTTGCGATACGATTACGTGCAGCATCATCCAAAAAGACATAATCAACATATAGTTTCACATCAATAATTGATGGTTGTGATGCAAGTGCTGCTGAAGATACATAACATTCAGTTACAGTTCTAAATTCGATCCAGACTTGTAAATTGACATACATAAGTACACCGATTGGAATAGCTTGTGAATAGTCAAGACACCACCAGAAATACAATGGTACTAATAATCTGATTTGTGGTTTGGTATTCTTTCTGACTTGTGGTGCATTATCAGAAAAGACACCAATACGTGCTGCATGATTATCAATGAGTCTATTATGGAAGTTAATTTCACCAATAAGATCATTGAAACCTTCTCTTTTTGATGCATCTACAGATAAACGAGTCCATAAATCAAGATATTGTGGATATTGTGTATCTAATAATTGAGATTGTGCTTTGAATTCAATCTTCTTAAAGATATAGAATCCAATTTGATGAATCCATGCAACATCTTGATCTTGTGGAGCAGTAAGTGCAGGCAAGAGGATCTCAACAGCGGCACCACAGATAAGTTCAGCATTACCAGTAATTGTAAATACAGCAATCCGACCAAAGTCTACTTGTCCTTGTGCAGTCAATTGCATACTTTCAATTGCAAAATTTTCAAAAGTCTTATGATGACTTGTGAAATAACTGTGGACTGCTTTATGGTAAAGATACTTATCTTGTGATCCTTGAAGAGATAATTGTGTTCCACCTCCTGTCATTTTAGAGATTATATATATAAGAAAAAGAAAAACAAAAAAACAAAAATAATAATTATTAATTATTAATTATTAATTATTAATTATTAATTATTAATTATTAATTATTCATAAATTCCCATTTTATCTAAAAATGTTTTCTTTGGAATAGAATCATAAATACGGGTATATTGAGGTGCATAATAATTATATCCATCAATAGTTTTATTACTTTCTCCGATAGCTGCTCTTAATCTATTGCGTTGAAATGCATCATGACCATATCTTGTTTCATTATTATATACTAATGTATTGTCTTTGTTATATTCTTGATTAATTTCTGCCATTTTTTCTCGAATATTATTTTGTATGGGATGTAATCCATTATGAGATGATCTAATATTACTTATGATAGGTCTAGCACCCATTGATTCATTAAAAGGTAATACTCTATCTATTGGATCGTAATGTCCTTTTAATTGTCTATTATCTGGTCCATGAAATGGAACTATTGTTTTAGATTTTGTATCATCGATTTGAGCAAAATCACGCATTCTCTCAAACGGTGTATAATCAAGCGGATCATGTAATGGATTTCCACCCATATTATTAATAATATTATTATTTTTCATTGGTTCACTAACTTGTGTTTGTGCTTGTGCAGGTACTGTATAGAATTCATTATCAAATATTAATGTGATTAATATAATTATGATGAATGTCCATAAGATATATTTTGCGCAAGATGAATTGAACAAAAGAAAAAGTAGCAGTGCTATTAAGACTGTTCTTACTGCAGCATTTATACGCGAATTACTATCATTGAAAGGATAGATCTCTGTGAGACGATCACTTCTAATTAAGATTGAAGGTTCTCTATACCAAATTGGATCCATTGCAGATATTATACTTTCTTTTATTAATTTTTATTTGTCTTAATTATTTCTAATTTTGCTTTTTTACGTTGTAATTTAGCAAGTCTTTCAGATTTTCGCATATCTTGATTCATAATATTCATAAAATTTTTATCTATTGGAAGAGAATCATCTTTAAATGTTTTATTGATATCATTTAACATCTTTCTCGCATGTTTATCTAATTTATGTTTGGCTGCTTGTGCATTCATTTGTGCTACCATAGTATTCATCATAATACGCATTTCTTTATTGTTTTTCATTTCTGGCATTTCTTTGTACATATTAAGAACACCACCAGCAATATCTGTAATATTTTCCTTTTTAATTTTACCAGTTTCTATATGTTTTTTAAGTGTAGCATGTGTTTCTTTAAGAGATTTATGAGCATTTGGATTTGTCATAATTTTTTCCAATTTATCAATCTTATGATCATCCTTGATGCCATTTTTTTCTAGATTATTGATAGTATCATCAATAATTAAATTAGATACATTGATAGAACCGTCTAAATCTTCTGTTGTTTCATTTGTTTCAATTCCATCTTTAATTACTTCTTTCAATAAGTTTGCTTTACCACGAATTTGTGTAGTATATTGTATATATGATAATTTGACATCTTTATCTAATTTAGTATAATCATTGAGAGCCATAGTAAGATGTAATCCAGCATAATACATATGATTCATAGGATCAATGACTTTCTGTTTTTGATTCATAAATATCCAAGTATCTGTCAAACGAAGACCTGGCAAAATATAAAAATCTTTATCCGAATGTATATCTAATCCAGTTTCAATTGAATCTGTAGAGATGTTATCATTATCATCTCTTAATTGTCCATATTCCACAAGTCTTGTATAATACTTAATATATTGATATAATTTCATTTGTTTTATTTTATCAATCATATTATCTGATTCGTCGAGCTCGTTGAGCTCTTTTTTATATTTTGTCAGTTTTTCATTAATTACTTTGATAAGAATATTAGATACTAATTCTTTACGCTTTGGATATACACTTTGTGGCAATTCAGAAATGAACAATTTCAAATGTTTATAAAAACGCTGCAAGTTTTCAATTATTTCTACTTTGACAATCTGTTGGTCACTCATTATATTATTATTATGAATCTAACTTTTTATATATCTCACAACACCTTACTAAATTTATAATATAATTAAATATAATGTCTTTTTGTTTATCCGATGATTCAAGATATAATTTTTTAAGAGGAATCAAGAATTTATTCACATATTTTTCTGGTATACCATTGTAGTTCATCTCTGCAAAATATTTATAGTCTTTACTTAATATTTGTGATTTGTATTTTGTGTATACAAAACTATAAAAATTTTCTATGAGTGATTTATAACTTTTATTGAGAAATAATTTTGCTAAACAATTCATCTCTTTAATTTCGTCTGTATTTGGATACCATTTTTCGATGTGTGATAACATATTGAACATAATTTTATTAAATTTCTCAATTACTGCCTTTGAACTCATTGATATATTATATGTATTTTTAATTAATATAATTTATTATTATGTTATTTTTTTACTTTAATGGAAGGTCCGTTTTCTTTTGCTCCATTAACAACAGGCATACCATCAGAACCTCTTGGAATTAATCTTGTAATATCTTTTGGATTTGCACTAATTGGAACACATTTATTATCTATTGGAACAATCTTTTCATAATATCCTCCTCCTCTATGGATAACATTGAGTATTTTATTGATTTCTTGATTATTGTCATAATTTTGCATTCTCATATTTTTTACTTTTTTTTGCACTGTTGATTCTAGATTTGTACGATAGATATTATTCAATACATTTGCATTAATATTGTCATGTGATGGTGTTCTTTTAGTATTAATGGAGAAATATGTGCCAATAAATTCTACTATATCATTTGGACCTACAACTACAATACGATTGTTCGTAATGACGACCATAGATGGGATCATTTCAATAACACTTGGTATTTGTTTGTTTTTATCAATTAAATTTTCAATTGACATACATTTAATAATTCTATTAGTATCATATCTTCTGATTAATCTAATAATTTTTTTGCTGAATGGATCTTTCTTTGACCAGTAAAGGTATATCTTCCTTTCCATTATATAAATATAATTGAATTAGTAATATTAATTATAAAATGGCCGTAAAAGATATATCATTTGATGAAACATTTAATGTGATCAATTTTACATTTGTTGATACTAATCCTTCTCTTATTAATTCATTAAGAAGATATTTACTGTCTAATATGAGTGCATATTCTCTTCATGTTACAGGCGTTACTAAAAATCAGAGCGAAAAACCAGATGAAGAAATTATTAAAAATATAAAAATGATAAGACTTAATCAGAAATTTAATATGATTCATGCTCAAAAATTCTCAATAAATATTACAAATAATGATAGTGATATTATGATTGTGACTTCTGATGATATTCGATTTTCTAGTGAAGGTAAAATGCCTTGTTATCCTGGTATATATATTGCTACTCTTGAAAAAGGCAAAAGTTTACAATTATCTGGTATTGTAAGATTATCTGATGAATATCCATGTTGTTCTTCTGTTGGTTTTAAAGTTGTTCAAAATTCGAATCCAAAAGATCCTAAGAGCAAAATAATTTATAATGTTACTATTCATAATATGGAATGTTACAGTCCTAAAGATCTTATGATGAATGTATGCAATGAATTAGCAAAGAAATTCCAGCAATATGATTCATTATTAATGAAAATTAGAAAAGATATGGGTAATGATACATATTCATATGAGACCGGATATTATAGTGAGACCATATTGAATCCCATAGTTAAAGATATATATCATAATGACCCGCAGATACCATTTGTTGCATTTAGACGTCCGCATATGTTAATCGATTATTATGTATTATCAATTAATACGAAATCAAGTCCTGATACAATCATAAAAGATGCTATATCTAGGATAGTTAATAAATTAAAGAATATGGCAAAACAATTTGAAACAGCATTACCTTCAGAAACTGTATTTATAACTGTTCCTGAAATAGGTTATCCAAGATCATTAAAATTAAAATAAAATTGATAACTTGTATGATATTATTTATAACGATTAATAATGCTATCGAATTCATCAAAAGTAATAATTAAAGGTAAAGCTATTAGAGGAACACCAGGATCAGCAGGTCTTGATTTATTTTCTCAACATGATTATACTATTATGCCTGGTAATTTTGCAGCTGTTAGAACCGGTGTTTATACGTTATTTCCTAAAGATATATATGGTAAGATAGAAATGAGAAGTGGTTTAGCATTTAAATATCAAGCATTTATTCTTGGTGGTGTAATTGATAGTGATTATAGAGGTGAATTAATTGCTTTAATTATGAATGGCGGAAAGAAACAATTGGACATTAAGAAAGATGATAGAGTAGCACAATTAATTCTTGGAAAGGTAGAAACAAATATCCAAATAATTTGTGATGATTGTGGATCTACGGTAAAGAATGAAAGGACTGGAGGCTTTGGTAGTACCGGTAAATAATATTGATTTTTTTTATTTAATTATATAAAATGGTTCATAAAATCATAGAATATGGTATTCACAATCATATATTTGTTCGCGGAGCATTTTATAGATATGATGAAGAATCTAAGTTATGGAAAAAAGTTATTATTATGATAAAGCGTAAAGTTAGTATCAAGAATGATGATAATATTATATTTAATAAAATGAAAAAGATCATACCATTTGAGACAATTAATCACTGTTTTGATTTAGAAAATAAGGAATTTAGATTAATTAAGCGTGATGATTATATTATTACTAAATCTAACATTAAGTACTATTCAAAAGACTATTCATTAGAAAAAATTAAATCAGTTCGAGCATTATTAGAAAAAATGATGTGTGTCAATAATGTTAAAATTTTCTTTGAAGCATTAATGGATATTATGACATTCCAGAAATCTGACAAAAATAAAATTTATACATTTCTACCTGAATCAAGACATATTTGTAAGTTAATGGCCGAAATTATTGATGATTTCTGTGTCTATTACAAAGTATATAATACTGGTATAATTAAAGTAAATTTGGAAAGAGAATCATACTTCTATCCTTTAGTTAATTGTACAGAAAGTAAAAGTGATGAAGAAACACAAAAGATAGTAAGAACATTGAAAGATAAACCGCTTATATTGTATCTTGATTATAATGCACGCCAAACAAATCTGATTGGTCATGAAATTATTAGAGCAAATAAAGAGATATTTATTGATGATACAAGAACTATTAAATCAGTTATTTTGAACTTTTTCGCTTATGCTTTTTCTTCTTAAGTTTTGTTAATATCTTTTTTATTTTATCATGATAAACTTCTGATATTTTAGGATCATTAGGAGCATCAAATGGATACTTGTATGTAATATTCCATTTTTTTCTTACTTGCTCTTTCATTAATGATGTGTTATGCCAATAAAAATCGCCTGGTATGGGCGTACGATCTGGAGCATCCCATGTATAATCAAACATATTTTTTTCACTTCCTTTGTTAATTTGAACAAATATCATTTCACCTTCAGATATTGTATCACAAGAAAATGAAACATAGAAATGTTTATTTTGTATCACGTATATACGTTCGATATATGGATTTAATAAGATGTAAGCATCTTCATAAGTAAATATATAATCATTTAACATATTAGAAATAAATCTTTCTCTAACGAGTCGACGTTCTTGTTCTGTTTTAGGTATTTTGCCGTTATATTCTGGTTCCAATATGTATACTTCGCCCATTAATTCTTGAATACATGCATCAACATATTTGGATATTTCGTTTGTTGTTCTACTTTGACATGCATATGCACTAATAGCATCAGATAGTTTTTTTCTTGCGTCAAAGTTCATAGGTTGCCCTACTATTCTTCCATGAAAGAATTTTTTAATTATTTCTTCTCGTTCTTTGAAATAGAATAATGGTGTATTATTAAGGCCGTTGATTAGTTGTTCTGTTTCTTTATTTGTAATTTCTGGTATATTCTTCTTAATAATAGGAGCTAAATCATAATTAAGTTTTTGTGCTGCCAGAAGTTTACATTCCAAATTTGTAATATTAATTATATTGAAGCGAAAACTTTTACGATATAATGTTTCTTGGAATTCTTGAGGTAATAAATCGTTATTAAGATCTATAAAAAGAGCATTACCTGCTATAGTATGTCGTTTATTAATAAATGTAGCACGGGCATTTTTCCCATGTTTTTTAACTAATTCTAGTATATCTTCATAACACCAAGATTCAGGACAAGCACATAATAATAAAATGTTATTGTGATTATGATATTCTAATTTAATGATTTGAATTTTGTCATTGTTCATTAATTGTTGTATTTTAGGTGATACTGTAGTTAATATATTATTATAGAATGGCATAGGATCTTTTAGATCTGGCAAATCTTTTTTAATTATTTCTATTTCTTTATCAGATAAAAATATTTGTGAAATATCACCTTTGATATTTATGTTAATTGCAGATTTCATTTTCGTATATATAATGGTTAATTGGAAAATAATACTTATTTCGGCGATAGTAATTTTTATTATACTAGCTATTCTTGGTTCTATTGCCGCTGTAATCTTGGGAATTTATTTTAGTATGAAATATATTGCTTTCTTAGCAGGATTTTCTATAGGTCTTACTATAAGTCTATTTTGGCACGGTATTTCGGCATTACTATATATACCGACATTCTTTTTATCAGCAGCTGGTAATTTATCATATATAATTACTGTTGATTTACCATGTGCTCTCATCACTGCATTTGCTGTCAAGAAAAACCCAATTTGGTTATTAACATTACCAGTCGGTATGCCAGTATTGTTAGGTTTTGGTACGCAATATTTTTATGAAGTAATGTTTGATTAATAATTAATTAAAAAGATAAAAATGAATATATTGCTTATTTTTATACATATAAATGACATTAGAACAAAAAATAAAGAAAAATTTTCCTGAGTTATCTTCTTTTAATGACGAACAATTACATGAACATGTTTTACGAGCAATAAGTTTTTACAAACAAGTTATTAAAAATTTATCTGTCACTTCTACTCAACCAAATGATACATCATTAACAAATGTGTTATCTAATGCTTATTCTAATGCCTATTCTAATGCTTACTCTAATATACTTGAGGAAGTCAAAAATATATCTAATAATTTATCAGAAATATTTGCACTTTCTCAAAAATCTGCAACAAAGGGTAAAGTAGCAGAAGAAATTATATTAAGAATATTAACACGCTCATATCCTAATTCATTAGTAGAAAATACATCCAAAAATCCGCACTCTGGTGATTTTATTATTGATAAAAGTATATTGATAGATTGTAAATTGTATAATACATCAGTGCCGCAAAAAGAAGTAGAAAAAATTAAAAATGATATAGAGGCTTCTGATATGCCTTGTGGAATTATATTATCATTTAAGAGTGGTATTATCAATAAAAAGATGTTTGATATGGAAGCATTTAAGATCAAGGATAAATTAAGATATTTATTATATCTTCCTTATGCTTCAGAAGAATCAATTATTTGGGCAATTACAATCGCTAAGAAACTTATTATAGAAGGTAAATATTTTGAAATCAGTAAGATTCAAGCAAATTATGAAAAGTATCAAACACAAATTAGTTCATTAAAAAATCACTATAATAAATATAGTAAAATAAAAAAATCATTGATTAAAGAATGGGAAGTATTAGATAATCAAATGGATATGATGATAAAATTTGCGGATATTTTTACGGATAATTAAAATAGTATGTAGAACACTACTATTTAATTATTTTTTTGTTGTTATGTAATATACGATGTGGAAAGCATATGGTTGTGAAGAAGCAGGAGTTAAGAAGAAAGATTTAGAATCAATACATATTATTAAAAAGATTATAAGTAATCCCTCAGTAGGTAAGGGAATTATTATTATTTTGACTATTATGAATACTATATTTAAGACTGCCGGCGAAGTATCGTCCATACTTTTTGCAGCTTATTCATTATCACATGATGCAGATGATATTGACGCATCATCAAGTTATGAATATATTTATGACTGGTTTACTGTTTTAATTAGATTAGCAGATTTTAGTACATCTACGATATTAAATATGGATAGAAAAATTAAAGATATTAATCCTAATTCTAGTTTTCTCAAGGAATTATTAAATTTAAGATTTGACGGAAATTTTAATGTATTTGAAAAGAAATGTGACGAAATATTTGATAGAGAAACTCTAAAGTATGTGGCCGAAGATTATACTGCATTATATTGTTTAATTGGTGAAATATTAGAAAGGAAAGCTGTTAGTATGGCTGAAAAGGCTAGTGAAGAGGCAGAATATGCACGTAAATTAGGAAAAGAAGATGTAAGAGAAGAACTAGAAAGTGGTTTAATTACATGGTTTGATCCAATTTTAAAACATAGCAAGAAAATAAGTTTTGATGATTATTATGAAAAAATAACTGATATATCAGCAAAAACATATAAGGAAAAATCAAGTGCACGAAAAGCCAAGAAATTATTTGCAACATCAGCAAATATTGATAAGGATACAGTATCTCAAATCATTGAAAAAAATAACATTATTATCAAAAAAATAATACTATTATTTTCTAAACGCTATGATATTCCTGCAGTTAGTCTTGAAATATTATTAAGAGAAGGATTAAAAAAATTTAAAGATATTATTATTGATAAAAAGATGGAGGATATTAGCCAAAAGTCTGCAGAATTTAAAAGAAAAGTAAGAGAAGTAGAAGAAAGAATTAAAACTAATCAAGATTATACATTAAATACTCTAAAAGAAAAAATTCAATTAGCTGAAGAAAAAGTATCTTCATTGAAAGAAACGTATGAGAGGTTAAGTAGTAGTGATGACACACGTGCAAAAGCAAGAGATATCAATTTATTAATACCTCAAG